TTGCGCGTGTTAAACAATATGTTTATATTTGCTATTATAAATTACTTAAAAACAATGGCAACATTTAAAGAACAAATAAAAAAAATAAGGGAGGATGCGGCCGAATGGCTGACGCCAGACGACCGTAAAGAGTTCGCTGAAAAATACGGTGTAACGGTTCAGCAGATATCAAACATGCTAAGGGGGCATTCATCTGGAAGCCATAGCCTCAAAAGGATATACGAAATGCACGACCGGGCAATGAAGAATAAAAAGGAGCTTGAAGATCGAGCGAATATGATAAATTAATAATTATTGATACAAATACAGGTATGAAAATCACATTAAAGAAAATGCGACTATTGAACTTCAAAGGAATCCGATCTTTTGAGTTCGTTCCGGACTGTAAAAACGTTTCAGTGTACGGACAAAACGAGGCTGGAAAAAGCACACTGTACGACGCTTTCCTTTGGCTGCTGTTCAACAACAACAGCGACGGCGCAACGGACTTCAACATCAAAACGCTTGATCCGCATAACAACCCTATCCCGAAACTGGAACATGAGGTTGAAGCCGTCCTGGATGTGGACGGTCGCGAAATGACATTGAAAAAGACTTACCGAGAAAAGTGGCAGAAAAAGCGCGGTAGTGAGGAAGCCGAATTCGTCGGACATGAAACGGCCTACTTTTGGGACGAGGTGCCGGTTTCGCAAAAGGAGTATAAGGAGAAAATAGAATGGCTCTGCGACGAAAACATTTTCAAGCTGATCACCAATCCCTTAGCCTTCAACGCATTGAAATGGCAGGATCGCAGGGCCATACTTTTTGAAATTGCCGGCGACGTTTCCGACGCTGACGTGGCGGCGGGAAAGAAGTCATTCCAGGAGCTTCTTGATAAGCTCAACGGGAAGAAGTTCGACGACTATAAAAAGCAGATTGCGGCGCAAAAGAAAAGATTGCGAGACGAACTGGACCAAATCCCGACCCGGATCGACGAGATCAATCGCAACATGCCGGAAATGCCGGACGCAAAGGCTATTGAATCTAAGATTGCCGGCCTGTCAAAACAAGTCGACGAAATCGACGACAAGATCGCGGACATTACGAAAGCTAACCAGGCGGCGAATGAGGCGAAAATGAAGCGTCAGAATGAGATTCACGAACTTCGCAGCCAGGCGCAGGCTATTAAGTTTCGAATTGAAACGGAGTACAACAACGACAAAAACCGGAAGCAGCAGGTAATTAATAGCCTGCAAAATGAAATCAAAAACCGCTATGCGTCGATCGAAAACCTCGAGCGCAACATCAAGGCAAACGAAAAGTTCATTGAATCGAGGGAAAAGGACATTGAGCGCCTGAAAGAAACTATTGATCAGCTGCGTGTTGACTGGACAAAGGTCAACGAATCGGAACTTACCTTCGATGAAAACGAATTCATTTGCCCGGCTTGTAAGCGTGAACTGGACCCTTCTAACATCGAAGAAAAGAAGGCTGAACTGACTGCCAACTTCCACCGCGACAAGTTGAAAAGGCTTGAAAGCATCAACGCGGAAGGCAAGGCCAAAAAGGCGGAGATTCAAGAAAAGGAAAAGGAAATCGAATCGTTCAAAGAAAAGATACAAGCTGACAAAGGTCAGATAGAAAGCATTTCCGCAGAGATCAACGACCTGGAAACGCGATTAACTGACCTACGGTTCGAAAGCGAAGAAGAAAGCCAGATCACGGTTGATCAGTTGCTTGAATGCAACGGCGATTTCAATGCGATCATGGACAAGATAGAGGCGCTGGAAATAGAACAGGATCAGGAAGAACCGGCCGAACTGCCGGACACTACCTTTCTGAAAGCTCAAAAACGCGATCTGCAGGCAGAGATCGACGAACTGAAAGCACAGCTATCCGCTAAGGATCATATCGAACGCTCACAGGCTCGAATCGCTGAACTGGAAGCTGAATCAAAGAAGCTCGGCGCCGAAATCGCGAAGCTCGAGAAAGATGAATTTGTCATGGAGCAGTTCACGAAAGCAAAGATCGACGCGATTGAAGAACGTATTAACGGGAAATTCCGGGCCGCACGGTTCAAAATGTTCAACTATCTGATCAACGGCGGAACGGAAGAAACCTGCGAAACGACGTACAAAGGCGTACCATGGCAGGACCTCAACACAGGCGCAAAGGTTCAGATCGGACTGGACATTATCCGTACGCTGTCGGAGCATTACGGCGTTGTGGCTCCGGTCTTTCTTGATAACCGCGAGTCAGTAACCAGCATTCCAGAAATAGACGCGCAGATCATTAACCTGATCGTATCGGCGAAGGATAAGAAATTGCGGGTTGAAATTGACGAGAAGGAGGCGGTTGAGTCATGAAAATGATCACGATTACCAGGTCTATTCAGATTTACCCTGTTGACAAAGGAGACTATTCAAAAATAAGAACTTGGTCTAAGATAGTTCACAGGGCTGCTAATCTGATCGCTACCCATCAATATGTCCAGGATCAGATCAAAGACTTATTCTATTTCACTGACGAGGTTAAGATCAAGTTGTCTGACGTGAAAAAGGACGAAGCCGGTGCGTTGACTATGTCGCGCGAAAATACAACCTATCAGGCTCTATCAAAAGAGTTCAAGGGTGAATGCCCGATGGGTATGCTGTCGGGCCTGAATCAGGTAATCTCAAAGACATATAAGGAAGAGGCATTCGATGTGAAGATAGGCAGGAAATCACTGCGAAGCTACAGGAATGACATTCCTTTGCCCGTTCGAATGGGAGATGTGAGGTACTGGAAAAAATTGGATAGTGGCAATTACGAATTTGCGGTGTACGGGATAGTTTTCAAAACCAGGTTTGGGCGCGACCTTTCAGATAATCAGTACATGATGGACATGGCGCAAAAGGGAAACTACAAGCTGTGCGATAGCTCAATTCAATTTAAGAAAGAAAAGCTATTTCTTAATGCGGTATTTCAATTCCCCTCAATCAAAAGAGATGTCGACCCCGCCAAAAAACTAACCGCGTGGCTTGATATAGATTACCCGATCAAGTTCAGCATGGGCGGCGCGGATTATACGATAGGGAGCGCGGAGGAATTTCTACATCGGAGATTGCAAATACAGGCCGCGTTACGCCGGTCTCAAATAGCGTCGCGATTCAACAAGGGAGGGAAGGGTAGAAAAAAGAAGCTAAAGGCGACTGAAAGGTATAAGAAGGCTGAAAAGAACTATGTACAGACGCGGATTCATCAATACACATCTAAGCTGATTGACTGGTGCCTGAAAACTAAGTCCGGTACGCTTGAGCTATTGCCCAATAAGCCCGATAACGAAATGTTGCTCAGGAACTGGACATATCACGGCATGGTAGAAAAGCTGGAATATAAGTGTAAAAAATTTGGAATAGAATTAAAGAAAAATGGAGTCGATCAAGAACCAGAAGAACAGGAGTTATCTGGAATCGAAGCAGTATGTGAGGAAGTTAATGCAGAATAAGGGGTATACTGACGAGGACATCAAAAAGTATCCGAAATTACTTGAAACAATTGATATAATTCTAAAAATTAAACGATTATGAAAAAGATTGATAACATTCAAAAACTAAGGGACGACCTGTCCGAAAATTACATGAAAACAAAAAATGGTGAAATGGCTATCCCACTGTGTAAAGAGTTGAGCAATTCAGCGGGTAAGATCATTAGCTCGGCAAAGGTCCAGATGGACTACAACAAAATGACAGGAAAGAAGGACGCTAAAATACCGTTCCTTGAAGTTTAACAGCAACGATATTGAATTGGGCTGGTTGTGCAGCCTCAAGGTGAGCCGGAAGGACTCGCCAACTATCCTAACGATCAACAACTTATGCGAGGTACGTTGTTGTTGATCCCTAAATGTAGGGTAGACACAACAATCGCGGGCATATTCCTCACAAAATCGCTGTTGTTGTTGATCCCGAAATGTAGGGTAGACACAACGTTAAAACCTGATCGAATAATTTGCGGGTTGTTGTTGATCCCGAAATGTAGGGTAGACACAACTAACTTTGTTTTAACCTTTTTGAGCGGTTGTTGATCCCTAAATGTAGGGTAGACACAACATAGGGTTCTTATTGAAATCCCTAAATGTAGGGTAGACACAAACAAATACAACTATGGAAAAAGAAAAAGCAGTAGTAAAACAAGAAAAGAACATTGCCGACAGCGTGCTCGCGCGGGTAAATCAGTTCGAAGAATTAGGCGAATTGCGCCTGCCAAAAGATTACAACGCAGGCAACGCGTTAAAATCGGCATGGCTGATCTTACAGGAAACCGTAGACCGGGACAACAAACCGGTCCTGCAATCCTGTTCAAAGGAAAGCATTGCAAACGCGCTTTTCAACATGGTAGTTCAGGGCCTTAGCCCGATGAAACGGCAATGTAGCTTCGTTGCATTCGGAGGCAAACTTACCCTGATGCGCGAATACAACGGAACCATTGCCCTTGCAAAGCGTTTCGGCGGTGTGGTAGATGTTACCGCAAATGTGATCTACAAAGACGACAAGTTTGAATATGAGATCAACCCTGAAACAGGGCGTAAGCGAGTAGTCAATCACATTCAGGCGTTCGCTAACATAGATGACAATAAGATTGTCGGCGCATACGCGACGCTTACCATGCAAGATGGATCGACGCAGACCGAAGTAATGACTATCCAGCAAATACGGCAGTCCTGGGGACAGGGCGCGGCGAAAGGTAATTCGCCGGCTCACAAAAACTTTCCCGGTGAAATGGCAAAGAAAACTGTAATAGTCCGGGCCTGTAAGATGCTGATCAATAGCTCAAACGATGCTGTTTTGGGTTACGGCGAAGACAGGGAAGAAACCGACACGGTTGTGGAACGATCAAGGCAGGAAATCGCTGACAATGCGAACAAGGAGGAAATCAGCTTCGACGAGCATGAGGAAGTCATGGAGGAACCGCAAGCGGGCATGGAAGCGAAAAAGCCCGAACCGGAATCGGTTGAAGAAACGAAAGAGCCTGTTCAGAATGGACAGCAGAAAATTGGACCGGACTTTTAGAATTGATCGAAATGGTTTTGAAAATCTTAGGCTCAAACAGCAGCGGTAATTGCTACATCCTGCACGGCGAACGTCAAAGCCTCATCATAGAGGCTGGCGTCCACCTGAAGGAAGCAAAGATCGCGCTGGACTTCGATCTGACACGGGTTGCGGGACTGATTGCCACGCATGGACATGGGGATCATTTCAAGTACATCGGCGAATATCGAAAGGCCGGGATCAAGTGCTACGGACCTGAAAGCATGAAAAACAAACAAGCTTTCAACCTGGGTGAATTCAGGATCCAGCCGCTCGAAGTCGTTCACGATGTGCAGACGTTTTGCTTCCTGATCAAGCACGAAGAAATGGGCCTTTGCCTTTTCGCTTCCGATACGCATTATATGCCGTATCGCTTCCTGGGGCTGAACCAGATCATTATCGAAGCGAATTACGCCCTGGACATACTCGATCAAAAGGTTTTGGCCGGACATATCCCTGCAGTAGTCAGAAACCGCGTCATTAACTCGCACATGAGCATTGACACGGCAAAGGACTTCCTGCGGGTCAACGACCTGAAAAAGGTGAATAAGATTGTATTGATCCACTTGTCCGATGGAAACAGCGACGCGAAGCGTTTCAAGCGCGAAGTCGAAGAACTGACCGGAAAGCCGGCTTTCATTGCTGACGCGGGCGTGGAAATTGATTTCAACATGACAGGAGTCTAATAAAAACGATATTAAACTGGGCTGGTTGTGCAGCCTCAAGGTGAGCCGGGGATGGACTCGCCAACTATCCTAACGATCAACAACTTACAGTGAGGTAGACACAACAACAAAGAATTTTAGCTCGGCAAAGGTAGACACAACTAAGAAGATGAACATTTTAACTGCATGTATTTTGTCCGTAGCTGTTTTTCTTGCAATCAGATCAATAGCAAGATTCTGGTATAATTCCCGAATGAAGAAAAGGAATCGTACGATAAACATATATACCACGGCTATGGAGGATCGACGCAGGGATGTGTTATTAATATTTTTCGATAGCCGCACACATCAGGAGGTCGATCAGGCGGTATCTGAACTGTTAAACGAACTGGGAATTAAAACAGAAAAATAACAACATGAAAACACTATTAAAACTCTGCATCATCGCTGCCTTACCGCTGCTTATAGTAGCGTATGTCGCTTTTTGTCTGTACATGCTTGTTGAGCATCCCGTCGCGACTATTATCGTTATTTCAGTCGCTGTTTTTGCGCTGTATCAACTTGTTATCCGGTCTAAAGTCGTTGACAACGAATACCCCGAACTTGTCGAAAAATACGAAAAGTTGGAACGCCGCCGCCGGATGCGTGAAATACTCAAACCGATGGGCCGCAAGTCTACGGCTTATCCGGACGGGAAGGTTGTTAAGTATGAATTGATAACTGAAAAGGAAACTAAAAAGGATCAATAACAGAAAGTACGGCAGGAACTGGAAGAAAAATCAAACTAAGTTACCAATATGACCCTAACCACAACTATCATTCTCGCTATTTACGCTGCGGGTATAGTCGCGGCTATTGTGAAATCTTTGAAAGAATGGAGGAAATGAAATATCCGAAAAACGATTGTACAACGAATTAGGAATGTTCAAATGAAAAATCAAATACCACCTCAAACCGTCTGCCTATACCGCAACGAACGCCGTTGCCGCGTACTTCGTTACGACAAAAAAAGAAAACAATACCGCATCAATCGCGCGCCAGGGTGGGCGAAACCTGACGAACTGAAAATTATTCAAATCAATTTAAATCACGAAAATGAGTAAAAAAATATTTGCATTACAAACACTATATTTAATGAAAAATTGTATATTTACAGAAGCATTTAAATTGATGTGTGCCGGACATCAAAGAAGATACGATTTTCATACCCTGTTAGTCCCTGAGAGCCGGCACCTCGACGGGACGCAGGGTTTTTTTATGACAATTGCATGAGAGCAGGAAAAACAGGACTTGATTATTTTCCTCTTGACGTAGATTTTTTCGAAGACGAAAAGATTGAATTTGTCAGCGCCAGGTTTGGCATAAAAGGGGAAATAATAGCCGTTAAGCTCCTTTGTAGATTGTACCGGAATAACTATTATATGCCATGGGGAGAAGATGAAAGCATGTTGTTTGCGAAACGTGCGGGTGAAGGAATCACCCCTGCGTTAGTGAATGAAGTAGTGCAGGAATTGGTTAAGCGCGAGTTTTTTGATAAGCTCCTTCTTGACAGGTTCCAAATCTTAACCAGCAAAGGCATACAAGCCAGGTACTTCGAAATCACAAAAAGGAGGAAGCCTTTTGACGTCATAAAAGAGTACATTTTAATTGATGTAGACATTTTACCGCAAAATGTAAACATTTTATCCTTAAATGTACGCGACGGTACACAAAGTAAAGTAAAGGAAAGTAAAGTAAAGGAAAGTAAAGTAAAGGAAAGCAAAGGGAACGCGCAAAGCGCTGTCATTTTACCTTTTGATTCTGAAAACTTTCAAAAACAGTGGAATTTGTGGCGTGAATACAAATCCAAGGAACATCGATTTCAGTACAAAACGCCACAATCTGAACAAGCAGCCCTGAACCAATTGGTAAAATTGGGCGGCGAACGGGAGGATGTTTGCATTGCGATTATTCACCAGTCAATGGCAAACGGCTGGAAAGGGTTTTTCGAACTTAAAAATCAATCACATGGGAACAAAAAGTTTGACCCTGACAGGGTTTCAAGAGCGCTTGAAAAATATAACTAAGATCGAGGCTGCGATCCAATCAACGCCGATTTCCATACAAATCAAGCGCTATGGAAAAAAGGAAATCAGGGCGCAGCTAACAGCAATGATCCTTGAAACTTCAACATTTTTCAACCTTGGGAAGAACATCAACGAAGAACAGGCGGCGGAAACCGCTGTTCTGCTGATCGAAAAATACCCGGTTGAAACGCTTGAAGATTTCGCTATCTGCTTCAAAAAGGCAAAAATGGGCGCCTACGGCAAAGTGTATGACCGCCTTGACGGACACATCATTTTCGAATGGTTTGCATCCTATCTGGATGAAAAATACCAGGTGCGGGAACGGCTTATCGAAGAAGAAAAGAAGCAACGCGAAGCGGAGGAGGCTAAAAAGGCCGAAGAGATTGCCGCCATCCGACGTGCTTATAAAACATACAGGTATGAAAGGCCAAAAAGCGGCGGCAACACATTGAGCAATTCATTCATTGAACAGTTACGGGAACGATACAAAGTTGAATATGATAATTCAAGTAGTAACACAAACGACGTTCAGGGACGAAAACAACCCTGATACAAGGATTGAACGGCTCGGCATCGCTGTAGATGGACATGTTCAATGGTTTTTCATGTTCGATCACATGACCGACGGGATTGACAGTTACCAGGTTTTCAAAACGCGCGAAGAGCAGCTGAAAAGGTGGGTTTCTTCGGGACGGAGGGAATGAACAATCCAAAAAACGACCTGCAGCAACGCGTTATCTGACGTAGAAAATGCGCTCGAAAAGAAATTTATCGAATCTCACGGCTTTTCGTGGGATAAAACAGTAGTACTTAAAAAGAATTGAATTATGAAAAAAGAACAGTTCATAAGCATTGTTAGCAAAACATGCGAAGATGAGTTTAAGTCTGAATACAACAGCCCAGAATTAATATGGGATAATTTTTTAAGTCGGTTTTTTTGTCCTGAATGTGGTGACGCATATACAAACCAGGAGCTGATGATAAATGAACATTGTTTGAGGTGCGGCGCAGAAATATCTCACACGACAAAGAATTGGAAGGCTTAAAAATCGAGAGGCTAAAGCTTGGAATCATGAACATGCGCAATTACTATATTTGGATAGCTCTGCAAACAGTTGCCAATGAGTATTTCCAGCACATTAAACATCAGATGATCAATCAAGCCTATCAAACATCGATAGACAGCATGAAGCTGATCGGCGCCAGGCGGAAGGTTTTCAGAGAAGAGGCTGCGAACCTGAAAAAGGACATGGAGAAGAAGTGGAACTTTTATGACAAAGTAACCACAGAGATGGCCAAAGCGTACGATGATCTGGAACAGGTGAATGATCTGGTGCAGTTTATTCACGATCGGCTGGATGAAGTAAATATAATCATACCGGAAGAAGATAAAGCAATCAAAGCAGTAACCAGTTCTTAAACGCAAATATTCTAAAATCCTATGTCAACACTAACAGACGACAGCCTTATGCCCTACGGCAAAACAATCAACGGACAATTTTCATCAAGCATCGTAGATTACACCTGCGAGCAAAGTAAGTTTGAAACCAGCCGCAACTACATTTCCCTTAGCCACATCCATTTGCCGGTCGAAGATATCATCAGGCAATACGAATCAGGATTTCAGGATAGCCGGGAAATAAGGCTGCGTTGCTACAAGGGGTATCAGATGGAAGCCGACCTGATGGCGCGAATTGTGGCGGTACACGGCGACAAAATCAAAACCGACGTTGAAATATCAGCGTACGGCGGTCTGGTCAAAGGGCATCCCGATTTCAGCTATCTTGGATATCCCGGCGACTGCAAAAGCGTTCCCCTTGACGAACACCTGCCGGTTAGCGGAAAATTACCGCGCAAAGTGTACTGGCAAATGCAGGCTTATATGCTTTACATGTCAAGGGAAAGGGCTATTGTCGTCTATGAAAGCAGGGAAACGGGCAAAATAATTGATTTTTGGATCCGGTCAAATTTCCACATTCAAACGGAAATAGGAGCTAAGCTCGACCGGGTTGTAGAGTTAACCCAAAATAAAGCCTTATAACGAATAAAAATTCAAAAGCCATATTATGATGAAACGAACAAACACAAACAACTCACCGCGTAATCAAAAGCGAATCTGGTATTTCCCGGTTGAGGACCTGTTTGTGGGCGACGGCTCCGGACTAAAGTTTTTGAATCCAAAAAAGGAAAAGCCATGCCAAAACCGGCGATAATGATCGGTATCGATCCCGGCGTAAACACCGGTTTTGCAGTATGGAACACCGTAAACAAAGAATTTGACGAACTAATGACCGTTGACGTGTTCGACTGCATGAAGGAGCTGCAGTTGTGGCAGGGGTTGACGCGCAACAGCCTGCGGGTATACATAGAAAACCCGAACCTGAACCGGCCAACATTCGTCAGGAAAGGACAATCGATCCGGGCAATGCAAAAGATCAGTCAGAACGTAGGCTCAAACAAGCGCGACGCGCAGCTGTTGATCGACTTTTGCAAGAAACAAGGCATTGACTGCCAGCCGGTCCGGCCGGTAAGGAAAAAGCTTTGCCATTCTGATTTTGTCAGGATCACAAAGTATCAAAAACGAGTCAGCCAACACGCGCGGGATGCGGCTATGTTGGTTTGGGGAAGGTGATAGCAACCAATTACCCCAAAAAAGTGTTTATATTACAAACATTTCATAGTTTTGTTTGCAAAACACGCTTGAAAATGCCTGAATCCAAACTGATCGAGTTATCAAAACTAAAATGCAACACCGGCCAGATTCCCGGCCTTCCTGAAAATCCGCGCTTCATCAAAGACGAGCGGTTCGAAAAGCTTGTGAAAAGCATCAAGGACGATCCTGAAATGCTTGAGCTTCGCGAACTGCTCGTTTTTCCTTACAACAACTATTACGTCGTTATCGCGGGCAATATGCGCCTGCGGGCAATGACAGAATTAGGCTATAAGGAAGCCCCATGCAAGGTTATTCACCCTGAAACGCCGGTTGAAAAGTTGCGCGCGATTGCGGTTAAGGATAATATTCCATTTGGTCAGCATGACTTTGAACTGTTGGCCTCGCAATGGGAGTTTGACGAGTTGTTGGATTTCGGGTTCGAAAAGTGGGAATTTGGCATGAAGGACGACGAGGAAAGCGAGGAAGAACCCGAATCAACGCAACCAGAACCAAAAGTTCACACCTGCCCGGATTGCGGGCATAAATTCACCGATTAACCGCTATGGCAGAAGCTCAATACAAACGCAAAAGACAAAAAAAATCGGCCCGCCTTCCGATCGTTGCTGAGCTATACGCCAAAGCCTGGTCAATCGGACAGATCAGGGAAGAAGTCATGAAGCGGCTGGGGCTTGAAACATACAGCACGGGAACAGTATGGCGCGACATTCAAACGCTTTTGGACGAATGGCGGCAGCATCAGATCAAAGACGTTGACGCAGCGGTTCAGGCAGAACTGGAACGGATACGACAAATGCAATTCGAACTTTGGCAGCAATGGGAGAAGTCAAAAACCGACTACAAGCGCAAAAAGAAAAAGCAGAAAGGCAAAGGATCGCAGCAGGACGGCGGGGGTCAGGGTATTAAGACAACGCAACTCGAACAGGAGGAACAGGAGGTTATCGCACTGGGAAATGTCAGTTACCTTGCTGAAATCAGGGCGCTGGACGTAGAAAGGCGCAAGTTGTTAGGATTGTACAGCCCGGAGAAGAAGGAGATCACGGGCAAAGACGGCGAAAGCATCTTTGAGGGCTTCGATAAGTTCATGGAAGCTTGTCTGGACTTGACGAAAAAGGATGAAGACAGCGATCGCGAACAAATTAACACCTAAGCAATGCCTTGCATTAGGTTACTTACATCCAAAAAGCCCTGTCAAGTACCCGTTTTACGGCGGCGCGGCAGGAGGCGGCAAAACGTGGATCGGATGTTTCTGGCTGCTTACAATGTGTCTGCGGTTCCCGGAAACGCGCTGGTTCATCGGCCGCGATAGCTTAAAAGACACCAGGGAATCAGTTTTGGTAACCTGGATCAAAGTATCGAAGGCGTACGGCCTTCATGGATGGAAAAGCAGGGATAATGAAATTGTCTTCCAAAACGGAAGCCATGTTCAATTCATTGACCTATCTTACTATCCGCAAAAAGACCCGTTCTTTGAAAGGTTTGGCAGTAAGGAATATACCGGCGGCTGGATTGAGGAAGCCGGGGAAACGCATTTCGCAGCCTTCGACACGCTGAAATCAAGGGTTGGCCGGCACATGAACGAACATTACGGCATCAACTCGAAAATATTGATTACCAGCAACCCGAAAAAGAATTGGTTGCATACTGTTTTCTGGCATCCGTTCAAAACCGGCAAGTTGCCGCCCGAATACGCCTTCATTCCGGCTCTATATACCGACAATCCGCATTTGCCCGCTGAATACATCGAGAACCTGGAACAGATCACGGATAAGGTTAAGCGGGAAAGGTTGCTCAAAGGAAATTTCGATTACGACGACAACCCGAACTCGCTTTGCGCTTATGACGACATTATCGCGATTTTCGGCGCCAACCAGGTGGACAAGACCGGCAAGACATACATTACCGCCGACATTGCCCGGTTCGGATCAGATAGGGCGGTCATAATTGTTTGGGACGGCTGGATGATCATAGATTACCGGATATTCAATTTCAGCAAGACAACGGATTTGCAGGCGACAATCTTGCATTACATGAACAAATACAAGGTCCCGAAGGACAGGGCGATAGCGGATGAGGACGGCGTTGGCGGCGGCGTTGTGGATAACCTGAATATTCGCGGGTTTGTCAACAATAGCAGGCCATTACATGGCGAGAATTACAACAACCTGCAAAGCCAATGCGGTTACAAGCTGGCAGAAAAAATCAACAACCGGGAAATCGTGTTTTCGCCCGATTGCTACGTGTCGGAGGAAGAAAAGGAGATAATCGCCATGGATCTGGAACAATTACAGACCTGGAAGCCGGACGACGACAAAAAACTGATGCTCAAACCAAAAGAAGAAATCAAGATCGATATAGGCAGAAGCCCGGACTGGCGCGACGCTATGCTGATGCGGGCCTATTTCGAGTATAAGGGGGAAACAGATTGGATTTCCATAAATAACGCATTCAGATAATGAAAACTTTAGAAGAAATTTTCGCACAGACCGACCCGAAGGACATAATCAACGACCTGAAAAAAAAGGAATTTTCGCCGCCCGATTGGAGGGAGCTAAGGAAAGAATATGAGCCGAAGGAACACCGGATCATAACGGACAAAGAATCATTCCCGGATAAGAAGATTTACAACGACAAAGGGCAACTCGAGCGATTTGAGCCTATTACCCGCATCAGCCTGGGCCTGCAAAAGCTCGCGGTCAACCGGATAGTGCAGTTCATGTTTACTTTTGGCGTGGAGGTTGTATTGGAGGATGATGAAGAACAGCAGAACTTTAAAGATCAATTCAATTCATTTAAAAAAATCCTAAAGCGAAACAGGTGGAATAGCCTGAACAAAAAGCGTTGTGAGATCACATCCGCGCAATGCGAATGCGCTGTGCATTGGTACGTCGTACCACAGGAGAAAAAACATAAGTCCTACGGCTTTGAAACGCCGTTTAAGCTCCGTTATGCTATCTACAGCCCGGAAAGAGGCGACGAATTATACCCGCTTTTCGACGACAGCGGCGATATGATCGCTTTCAGCCGGGCTTACAAGGCAAAACCAGAAGGCAGCGATAACGAAGTTGAGCATTTCGAATGCTGGACGGCTGACAATCATTACCGTTGGTTTAATGATCAGGGATGGAAGGAAGTTGAAGGCTTCCCGATCGCCAACCCAATCGGAAAAATCCCGATCGTTTACACGTCGCGCAAAAATCCGGTCTGGCGGGACGCTGACAGCGGATGGTATGACGGGAAAGTTCATCAAATGGAGAAACTGCTAAGCGAGAACGGCGAAATAATCGCCTACCATGCCGCCCCCGCTCTGGTCATATACGGAACCCTGAAAGGCGCGCCGAAAAAAGGCGACGGCAACAAAGTATTTGAAGCCGATGACCGCAGTAAGGGCGGGGCCGAATATGTTAGTTGGCAGCAAAGCCCGGAAAGCGTCAAATTTCAGTTTGAAACCCTGCTAAGGATGTATTGGATGGAATTGCAGTTACCAGATCTTTCATTTGAGAACCTGAAAGGAATCGGCGCACAGTCCGGGGAGGCTAAGAAATGGTTATTGTCCGACAGTCACCTTAAGGTGGGCAAGGAGAGCGAAATTTACGTTGACGCGATTACAAGAGAATTCAGCATCATTAAGTCGTACCTGGGAGCCATGAACACATCATGGGCGAATACAATTAGTGAAATGGAACTGAAAGAGCCTAAAATCCGTCCGTTCACCGTCGAAGACGAAAAAGGCAAAATTGAAATCCTTATGACCGCAAACGGTGGAAAACCTTTGATCAGTCAGGAATTGAGCGTTAAGCTTGCCGGGCTTTCAGAGGATCCGAAAACCGATTTCGATAAGATCAAAGAAGAAACCGAATCAGAGCGTATTTCATTCATTCAGGAATCAGCGGAATAATGACCGAAACAGGCAAATACTTCTTAATGTTCATCAAATCGCCCTTCCAGGAACAAAACAAGGCGGGAAAGTTCACGTGGCATTACCGGCCGGGGGAAATCTACTTCGTCACGGCGAAGTCTAAGCTGCGTTACCAGCAAAACCTGAAAAACAAGCACGCTGAATTTTTCGACATTTTCAAGTTCTTCAAGCGATACGACGCACAGGAAAAGGGAAATCACACCAAAATTATAATCCGGTCCGGCGGTATTGGCGATATTGTGGCCTTGTCAACGATCTGCCATGCAATTCCGGGCAATATTGAATTCTGGACTTCCGACCGCATGGCGCCTATTTTCGACTGGTACGAAAAGCCGGTCCGCGTCAAAAACTTCTTTGATCCGCTATGGCGTAACATTCCTTGGTACAACCTGAATCAACTCAAAAACCGCTATCGTATTGTTGACTTCACCGAAATGATCGAAAATGGATCGGACCGCAACTGGTACGACATTTTCTATGAGGCGATTAACATGCCGGTTGGCGAGAAAAGGCCGGAACTGGTGGACGTGTCGGAATTGGACGATATGGATTACCTGCTCATTTGCCACAGAAGCACGTCGGCCATGCGATCAGCTTCTTTCCAGTCAATCTATGAAGCGGTTATAAAAACAAAAGAACTGGATCAGTACCGGCCGATCGCCGTACACGGCATAACCTTAACTGAATCAGATCGGAAATACATTGAATCCCTGCCAGCCGGAAGCGTTGAGGTATTGAAAGCAGATGATACGGGCGAATTTATTGACCAGGTCCGTTGCGCGGGCATGGTCATTTCCGTCGACAGCGCGGCAATTCACATCAGGGAAGGGTTGAAACTGCCTGCGATTGGCATTTACAACAGTTTCAGCGCAAAATGCCGAACGGAGGGCTACAAATACACTTACAGCTTCGACATTATGAGCCGTTGCCCGGATCAGCCCTGTTTCCTGCATCAATTCCAAAACGGAAAGATCGTCAATCAATGCCAGCACGCAGAAAAAGGAGATCCCGTCGCGCCGTGCCTGACGTCGAAGTTTACACCGGATTTGGAGGATCAGTTGACGGCGGAGTTTGAAAAGGCAATTACAATATTTCAATACGCAACGCTATGAAAAAGCTTAACCTTCAAAACGTAACCCTGTTTTGCCTCGACAGCGTGAATCACGACAAGGCGTTTGACGCGGTAAACCGGTGCTGTGAAGCCGCCTGGTTTGGCGATATCCGGTTTTTGCAATCTAAGTCAATGTACCTCGACGACTACATTCACCCGGTAACCGATAAGCGGCAATACAGCTATTTTGTATTGAAGAACCTGACGCATTATGTCAAGACAGATTTTGTCCTGATCGTTCAGCACGATGGTTTTATTGTCAATCCACAGGCGTGGACTGACGAGTTTTTACAGTATGACTACATCGGCGCGCCATGGTGGTATAACGACGGGCACAATGTAGGAAACGGCGGTTTCAGCTTGCGGTCAAAGAGGCTGATTGACATCTGCGCTCAATACTCATTCGATCAGTATATGCCGGAAGATGACGTGATATGCAGGCGGCACAGGTATGATCTGGAAAAGTTGGGGCTGAAATGGGCGCCGGAACATTTGGCGGCACGGTTCAGCTGGGAAGGCAACGCTAAATATCCCCGATATAACGGTTCATTTGGGTTTCATGGCAAATCGAACATAAAACTATTTCAGTCATGAAAATACACATCATAACGCCATGCAGCCGCCCGTATAACCTGAAAAAGCTATATGAAAGTATAGACTTTTCGTGCGAATGGTGGATAATATTCGACAGCAAAACCTTTCAGTTTCAGGATTTCAAACCGAAAGATGGAATTGAGGTAGAAATCAATTACGGCGCAATAGCCGGAGGCGTTGCAGGTAAGAACCAAATCAACTTTGCCTTAGACCGAATTACAAGCGGTTGGGTATATGTCTTAGATGATGACAACCTTTTACACCCTGACTTACCCAAATTCTTAGAAACCTTTGACGACAAGAAATATCAGGGGTTAATCTTTTCGCAGGAGGTTTCAAAAGGCGTATTCAGGCATAATCATTCAGGAAATATCAAAGTTTGCCAGATTGACCAGGCGCAATTCCTTTTGAAGCGGTCTCTGATCGGCGATCATAGATACCTGAACAGCTATGAAGCTGACGGCATGTTCATTTCGAAGTTATACCGGGAAAATCCCGGCAAATTCATAATCACAAACGAGGTATTGTCTTACTACAACAGATTAACATGGAAAAAATAAAGAAACTCAAAGAGGCAATCGCCGGCATCAACATCAAAAAGGCGACAAAGAAGCAGATCGAAAAGATCATCTGCGATTTCGGTATTGTGTATGAACCGCGCAAGCCATACGGCGAATGGAACGAATATATGGTGAAGGATTTGGGCATCTACCAAACGCCGGGGCAGCTGGCAGCGGCAGTAAAGGAACTACTGAAACATGAAATTAACAGCTACTGCGAGGTAGGAGTTTATCATGGAGGCAATTTCCTGTTTTTGTCGGAAATATTGAAGGCGAAGAATCCGGAATGCGTTTGTTTAGGGATTGACATCGACGGACGGTTCCTGCATCCGGCATTAAAGGACGAATTCACAATCCATATAGGCACATCTAAGGATTTAAAAGGGCATAAGTTCGATCTTGTCCACATCGATGCTGATCACGCTTACAACAGCGTGAAAGAAGACTGGCAGAACCTGGGCCAATACGCTAAAATCTGCATGTTCCACGATATCAATGATGAGACGGTGCCGGGCGTGGTAAAGTTCTGGAATGAGGTTAAGCAGGGACGGAAGTATAAGGAATTCACTTACCAGACGGACGGTAAGCCGGTGCATGGGATAGGGTTGATATTTAACGAGTAGGGTTTTTGATTTCAAAGGAATGGCGCGCGGCATCAAAATAAACGGCATACAATGGGATTTAGCCCATTACCGGCGTATCGGAAGGTACGCCGCTCTTGTGGATGAAATATACCGCAAAGCTGCATCAGAAGCCGCAAGGATAGGCGCCGGACTTCAAATCAATCCCCAAAAGCCCTTCTCATTCGATCAATTTCCGCAAACAAAAGCCAGGGTTGATAAGCTATTTGCCGACATGGCGCGGGACATGAATCTTGTTATCGAGCAGGGAATGCGAGAAGAATGGCTGCAAGCCGCGAAAAAGAACGACGAATTTGTTAACTACATATTCAGAAATAGCCGCGTACCGCGCGAGGCAATAGAAAAGTATTTCAACCGCAATCTGGAAGGGCTGGCTGCATTCCAGAAGCGTAAGGTCCGGGGCCTGGGGCTGTCGGACCGCGTTTGGAAGTATACCCGGCAATTCAAAAACGAAATTGAATTGGGACTTGATGTTGGTATCGGAGAAGGTCGTTCAGCGCAACAGATATCCCGGGACCTGCGCGGTTATTTACAGAACCCTGACAAGCTATTCCGACGCGTCCGGGATAAGTACGGGAATTTGCAGCTGTCGAAGGCGGCTAAAGCCTATCATCCGGGGCGGGGAGTGTATCGGAGTAGCTATAAGAATGCTATGCGCCTTGCCAGGACGGAAACCAATATGGCTTATCGTATGTCCGATCATGAACGCTGGATGCAGCTTGACTTTGTCCGGGGCATTGAAGTAAGGTTGAGCCATTCGCATCCTATGCCGGATATCTGCGACGATTTGAAAGGGTTTTATCCGAAAAACTTCATTTTCAGAGGCTGGCACGCACAGTGCTATGATGAAGAATCCGAAGTGTTGACTAATTCGGGATGGAAGTATTTCAAAGACGTTAAAGAAACTGACAAAATCCTTTCCCTAAACCCTGAAAATAAAGGCCTGGAATGGGTTGGTATCGCCATTAATATAAGTCGTAAGCATACCGGCGATATGATCTGGTTTCACAATAAAACGCTTGATGTGCTGGTAACGCCTGAACATGAAATGGTTTACCTGAACAAGCGGGACGGGTCTATTATGAAGCGTCAGGCGCATGAATACGATATGAACAAAGGTGGGTTTTATCGCAGCAGTGAATATTCTGCGCCGGATAGGGATTGCATTAAAATAGGTAGTTCGACGTTTGATTTTGACGCATTTTGCGAATTTATGGGATATTGGCTTTCCGATGGGTCAGTCATAAGAAATTACCAAATATTTATAGCTCAAAAAGAAGGAGACCCTAATAGGGCAAATATTGAGCATTGCATAAAACGTTTGGGGTTAGATCCTAAACCGGTAAAAAACGGCATCAATTGCTATTCCAAAGACTTGACATCATACCTGAAGCAGTTCGGAGTATCATATAAAAAATATATACCCGATGTTATTAAAAACAGTTCACCCAGGCAAATAAAGATTTTTTTGGACGCTTTCATTTCCTGCGACGGCTATATCAAGAAGCCGAAAGGGTTTGTCGGAAGTAGGGGTAGCTATTGCATAAGCAAAGAAGGACAGCGGACATATTTCACCACTTCAGAACAAATGGCCGCTGATATTGGTGAGTTGATAGTTAAGATAGGAAAACGCCCTTCCTACAATACTGATTACACAAAAGGGAAACGTCAGGAGTTCAGGAATGGTACCTATACGATCAATCACAACAGTTTAAGGATTTCTGAGTGCAACGGAAAGACGGCAACAGTTTTCGAAAAAGAAATTGTTCAATACGACGGCATGGTTTACGATTTGACGCTTACCAAAAATCATATTATGTACATTCGACGCAAAGGCAAATGTTTTTGGGGTTCAAATTGTCTTTGCCATGCCATCCCGGTCATGCTCACAGACGAAGAATTCGACCAGTTCGAGCGCGCAATGCTCAACGGGGAAGATGTTTCTAAGTTCAAGTCGAGTCAGGACATTAAGACGGTACCGCGCGGCTTTGTGGATTGGATAGAGGGCAATAAGGATCGGGTCAGAAACTGGAAATCGCAGCCATTTTTTGTTCGCGATAATTTCAAGCGGGGAAGGATTGAAAACGGGTTAAGGATATTGGCGGGGTCGGAGCCTAATCCGATTAGCTTCGTCCCGGATATGCTTGAAGCATACGAAGAAGACCAAGGCGTGAAAATAAACCGGGAAATATTTAGTTTGCTAACGCATAAAATCCCGTTTGAAAGGAAGGCTGCGCCATCGGCGGCATATAATTTTCAGGACGATTTTGTCAACATACCCCGCTTACCGGACTACAAATTAAGCAAATGGAAATCCGAATCAGTCATATATCATGAGTTCGGCCATGCCGCGGACTGGCATCACAATTTAAAGGACCGATCTGATGTAAAGGCGTTGATGAATAAGTACAGGAAGCAATTAAGTCAGAATCGGAATGAGGGCTATAAAAGGATCAATGAAAAACTTTGGGAGTTGGGGGAAAGGTATTATATCGAAAATAAACACGATTTAATGAACATGACCGGCGCGGCTCATGATACGTTGAAAGCGCTTAACAAACACTTCGGCGCCGGACATAGCGAGGAATATTTTTCACAAAAAGGATTTTCGGAAGCTGAATTTATCGCGCACATGTTCGAAAATAAGTATCTCGGAAATCAGGTGTTTAAGGAGACTATGCCAGACCTGTACAAAGAAATGATCGAATTGGCAGAAAAGATAATTGCCGAGATTAAACAAAAATGACGTCTTCTTTCACAAAGTTTTCCCACAAATCAGGCAGATTATCTTCATTGATTTGAAGCCTTTTGCCTTCAATTTCAGCCTTTTCGAGCATATGATATATGTCGTCGCCAATATTCATTCTAATTGTCAGCAGCGTACTGGCGTATTCATCCCTTGCCTTTGTGTACTTCTCAAATAGTTCCTTTCCGGTTAGTGTTTCCGTTGCCATGATTTAAAAATTAATCGTTCCTTTGTTGTGGATCAACAACAACAAAAACATTTAAATAATACATTTCTAACTTGTTGTGTCTACCCTGCATTTAGGGATCAACAACAACGTACCTCGCTATAAGTTGTTGATCGTAAGGATAGTTGGCGAGTCCATCCCCGGCTCACCTTGAGGCTGCACAACCAGCCCAATTCAATATCGTTGCTGTTAAACTTCAAGGAACGGTATTTTAGCGTCCTTCTTTCCTGTCATTTTGTTATAGCTCCATCTGGACCTTTGCCGAGCTAATGATCTTACCCAATGAATCGGTTTTCAAAATAATTTGGCGGTCGATCTTGTCAAGGATTGGCCGTTTCACAACGCCCCCCTTACCGGCACGTTGACCAAAACCTCAAAATCGCATTCGCCCTTCAGAAAATCAACGGCCAGAACCGCAATAGCGCGCCCCTGTACGGTCTTCAGTTTATCAATCCCGCTATGATCCATTTGCCCGGATTTAAGTATTCTCAAAGCCTCCGCGTACCCTTCTTTAACGGCGAAGTTGCGGGCCTGGTTTATCTGTTTGATTGCCAGTTTTTGTTCGATAGCGACTATTGCGTCGCGGATTTCGGTCGGGTCCGGTTTGCGAACAGGCGGAGGATTTATAAAGCCTCCGTCTGTTGGATCAAGGTTTTTTCTGAAAATAAATGATTCGTTCATTTCTGTAACCAGTTTAAGTGCCAATATAATCAATGCCATCAATGATCCTGAAATGATCCATAGCAATGCGGCGTCTACAACGCCCTGTAATAGCGAATAGTCCGGCAAATATAGCCGTAAGGATAATTATCCCAATTAGTTTCTTAGTTGTCATAACTCCAACCCTTTCAAATCCTCAATCAACCGTTTTTTATGCCGTAATCCCAGGTAGCGACGGGATTGGATCATGTCGACTACTTTCTGAATGAACGATTGCTTAATGTCCGAATCCTGGAATTCAATTCCTGCGCTGGGGAACTCATGCACGTTTAATGAATCCATGATCTTTTCTTCTACATCCTCCGGCATTTCCCTTTTGCCATTGATCATTTCCGACAGCCTGGCCGGCTGCATTTTCAGCCTTTCAGCTAATTGTTTTTGCGTCATGCCTACTTCCTGCAGGCGCGCTTTGATTTGTTCGTGTGTTAGTGTTTTCATGATTGATTTTAAAATAATACCATATCGCCGCCCTGACCGGACCGGTCATTCCGCGCTTTCCGTTCAGCCATTCCGACAGCCGGGAAGGGTCTGTAGCTATTTCGAGCGCAAGCTCTTTCTGCATCTTGCCGGTTTCTTTGAGTTTCTGCCGGATCCAGTCGGGGGTTACGATGTTGAAGTCGTTCATGTACTTACAAAAATTTGATTATACCTCCGTTGTTACTGCACATCTATTGCAATGATACGCCTCTGTTTTATAGGTCTTATCGCTTCCGCAACAAGGGCAAATAAACTGTTCGCTTCGGCTTATAACAGGCCGTTGGCGTAATGCTAATTCCAGTTCATCAATAACATTTTGTGTTGATTGCACATAGCTATCTTGCTGTGCTGCTTTTAATTGGTCAAGTGCTTCCTCAACCAGTTTTTGTTTTATTTCTATCGTTTTCAT